CGAAAGTGGATTCGGAAAGACATCGGCTAACAATACAGCCGCGAAGCTACTGTATATGATTAATGTCGATATACCGTCTGCAAATAGGGTAGACGTTGAACGGGTAATCAATGACTGTTTGGTTGAAGCCTACCAGGAAGCAGGTCTTGAATACAAAGTGATCACTAAGGAGGAGGAGATCGAACAGGCTAAGCAGTACTGGGCTAAAAAGAAAGAACTGGACGATGCTCCCCGTATGGTGAAACCCGAGTCAGCCGCGCCCGCCGCGCCCGCCGCGCCCGCCCCACCAACGGCTGGAGGTGGAGATAAGCAATACGAATTCGACGACAAAACTAAAAAACTATTGGAGACATCGCATAGTAAAGAACCAAAAGCGTTTACGAAGCTGGATATGACACCTGATGAGGTGGAGAAAGAAGAGAAGAGAGAAGATCTTAAGATTCCCGCAGATGCCCCAGAGGAAGTCAAAACAGTGATGCAGGGTATCTTAGGAGCAACCGTCAAAACAAAAGATATGGCTGATGATGGATTGGGTGAGTCAGGCAAGCATAAGGGTGGAACGTTCAGGCGGAAACGGCTACCCCAACTGATGTGAGCGCTTCTTTAGCTGCGAGCTGTTCGGCTTTCTTGCGTGTAGTTCCTGAACCAGTTCCGTATACTTTTCCATGTACACTCACAGTGACTCCGATCTCGTTCTTCTTCGGATCGTTGGTCGTCATCTCGTAGTCCGGTGTACACTTGAACTCACGCTGACAATACTTCTGAAAGAGGTCTTTGAAGTTAGTCGCAGAGTTCACGATCTCATCTACATCAAGGTATGTCTCCATCACTGTCGTTACGAATGGATACACAATGTTAAATCGGTTTCCGCAATCGGTCCATAATGCACCAATGAAGGCTTCAAAGATATCTCCAAGTTTCTTCGTATTCGTACGTCCTGCAATCGCAACGGAATCCTCGTTATGTCGCGAGATCACATAGAATCGATTCAATCCTAATTCTTTAGAAAGTCCTCCGATTCGGTCATTATTGACGAGCTCCTTACGGGCGTCCGTCAAGAATCCCTGCTTCTTCTCGGGGAACTTCTTACGTAAATACGTTGCGATACAGACGCCGAGTACTGCATCGCCTTCAAATTCAAGGCATTCATAGCTTTCGTCTTGAAGAGGCATAACTCCGGGTGGACAGGGTGCAAGTACAGCAGGTTCACCTTCGGGGGTTGTATAGTCGGTACGCCGAACATAGGTTGTATGAACCATTGCGGTTTGGAAGATCTTACGATTCGAGATTCGGTAATGAGGAAGGCCATGGCGTCTAAGAACACGGTGGATATCATCTTCGGTAAACGTTCGATTAGAAGGATTATACGGTGAATACATGCGTTCTATGCATCTCAACGCGGTAAATTCGTTTTTATCGACTCATAATAATGGCATTGACTCGTCGAAAGGGTGGATTTCTAGGTATTAAGAAAGCAGTCAAATCTCTTTACCAAACCAAAAAGCAGACTAAACGAATGTACGCATTGTCCCGCAAGCGTCAATTGAAACGTCTCAAGGCTGATAAGACTCGTTTCTTGAAGAAGTATGTCGAACAAAGAGCCAATATTGAAAACGCCGCTATGGGATAATGGGACAGATTCATTCATTTGCTTACAACGTTGTTCGGACTCCCGAAACTGCGCCACCTCTTGAAACCTGTATTGTAGATGTCGCAGCCTGTCGCTACGAGATCCCCACACGCAAAGATATGGCGGTCTGTTTTGTATTCTTTAACCCGGCACGATCGAAGAAGATGTTGATGAACTACTTCTACACTATTGAAAAATTGAAGTTAGCAACGATTCCCTTTTATACACTTGAACTGACGTTTGACGATCATGAACCTGAAATCGCAGATGCCTTTCATGTGAAGGGAAACAGTGTGTTGTTTCATAAAGAATCGTTATGTGCTCTTCTTGAAAAGCGTGTTCCGTACCGTTTCAAAAAGCTCCTGTTTCTGGATGCAGACATTGTCTTTGGAAAACCGAAATGGTATGAAGAAGTGTCTCGTCTTCTTACGACGTATGAAGTAGTTCAACCCTTTTCAACCTGTGTTTGGCTAGACAGTACGTATTCAAAGATGGTCCAATCCCGATTATCCGTTGCGTATATGAACCGGTCCAAGACGTACAATCCTACCTATCATCCCGGATTCGGGTGGGCCTTTCAGCGCAAATGGTTCAAAGAGGTTGGGTTCTATCAGTATGGAATTACCGGAAGCGGCGATACGTTATCTGCAGCTGCGTGGCTAGGAGTCAAATTTCCTCCAAGTTATCTTCGTCCAGCATTTCAGGCATCCTATGAAGACTATACTCAACAAATACCTCCTAAAATTGCATGCTCTACTGGAACAGTGTATCACTTGTGGCATGGAACTGCAACCAATCGTAAATATGTAGACCGTCATCGCATGCTCGATGGAGTTCGCGATGTGCGTTCGATCGTAGAAACAAACTCACAAGGGGTATTTGAACTCAAAGATAAGACCATTGAGTCTAAGATGCGAGAGTACTTTACTTCGCGGGAAGATGATGGAGCTTAAAGATTTTCTCCGTCCCATACATATCATACCATTGATGCTAAAACAAGTGTCTACATTAGCCCTTCAGATGGTTGAAAGACAGAAATTGCTCACAGTTGCGTTGACTCGGATTGAATATGGATTTTTAAAAGATGAAAACACGGTGGAAGCGTCAAGGCACCTTCACGACATTACCAAACTCATACAACAAATCGAAGCTTCCCTAAAACCGGCACCAATCTACATACAAGCCTCAATGAAAAAGTAATGGAACCCATTGCAATCGCTGCCTTTACAGGTTTTGGAGTCGTTCTCTGCGTCTTCGGATGTCTATGTAGAATGAAAGTCATCCCCACGCTCAAGACTTCAAAGTCTGAAACTCACTTGTCCTCTCTTGGGCCATCGGAGGATGAGTTTGACGATTTCAGTTCAAAGCCAAAGTCGTCTGCAACTAACTTCGGTTCGTGACGACGTACCATCTCCTTCATCACTTCTACACCTTTCTCATTTCCTAGAATGTCCTTGAGATACATCTCCAGGTCCTTCTTAGAAAGTGACCATCCCTTCTTCCATTGATTCGGGCGTTTGACTGCAAAGGTCATCTCGGATTCGCGTAAGTGAATCTGATTGGGTAGTTCAGTATGTGCATACAACGCAGCCAAATCGAGTTCAAGTGTTCGACGATTGTCCCGGAGTTCTGACGTTTGGGTATTGAGTTCCGTGAGGTTCTTCTGTATACGAACATATTTAGATAACAGTACTTTTAGAGCGTCCATTTTGCTTTACAATTGCGTAGAAGGAAAGTATTCGTTTTAAGCAAGGGCATGTTCCTCTACGATGAAGATGAAGTGGAACGACTACGTACCGTATACAATGCAGAACATCGACATGAAGCTCCCATTGCAAAGCGGGGTTCTTCCACCGTCTGGAGTGAACTGAAACGGCGTCTTCATTCAAAATGCAAAAGTGGTGAACCAAGTTGTGTTGTGTCTGGAGTGATGAAGCGGCCAAGAGCGCCTTCGTCCTGGAAAAAGAACCCAACTGAATGGCTAACCTCGGATGATATTGATAAGGAAGAACGTCAATATGAACGAGTCATTCCGGATTACCACTTCATTGGATGTGTACCGATTGACTTTGATCTCAAATCTGAAACGTCCAAGTGTATTGTCTCCACTCTGTGTTCAATGAAGTTAGGAGCTCTTTATAAAAAAGGCATTCGACGTGTAGGAATTATCTTTAATACCGATGTACATGACGGACCCGGACAACATTGGATTGCTACGTTCTTAGACATGCGACCTGAACTTGAATATCCACGCATGACCTACTTTGACTCGTATGCGAGCAAGCCTGAAAAAGAGATTCAACGATTGATGTTCCGATGGAAAGAGCAGTGGGATACCGAGCATCCAAACGAAACACCGATGAAACTCACCTACAATACAACCCGGCATCAGTTCAAGAATTCAGAGTGTGGAATGTATTGCCTCTATTTTCATTATGCATGTTTACTGGACCTTCCTATGCACAAGCGAATCTCCGATGAGGATATCAATTTGGCCCGTCTACAACCACATACAGTACTTGGAGCTGAAGTAGGTCCGTTCTTTACCTCATCCAAAAAATAAGAGCAATACGCAATGGAAACGTTAATCGTAGTAGGAGCACTTGCAGCTGCCGGATATATAGTAGCCTCCTCTGAAGAAACCGTTCAGGAAGATCGTAGTCAACCACTCGTAGACTATTATGTTCAAGGAAGTACGTTTGAAGATCTTGAAACTACATTGGACAAAGGATTTCGATTGATTGAACTTCATGTGTATTCAGACGCACAAGATGAGCCTGTTGTGGCTTTAGTTCCAAATTATGACCAAGTACGACACCGGTCCTTCAATTCATGTTGTGTCTCCATTCTTCAAAAAGCCTTTCCATCGAAGGATCCTTTCATTCTGAGTCTAGTTCTGCATACCGACAAGAGTTTTACGGCCAATCGTATTGCTCATTACTTGAACACTACGGTTCGTAAATACATGGTGTCTGGATCTATCGATGAAAAATCATTAGA